AAATATCAATCTTCACATTAGAAGATGGTGCATACACAAACATATTCACATCACTCGGCACAGGGTGTTTGCCACCTAGTCGAACATACATTTTCAACACAATTGCCAATGCACAGTTGAACGGTGGAGTTGCACCATTCTTGCCTTGCTTTTGCTGAAAGTCTTTGTAAGCGGCACTAGTAGCAGATTTCAATTCAGCCATGCTAACAAAGAATGTTTTGATTACCGCATGTAATTCATCTAAAAATACATTAAACGCTTTACCTGTTGTCGGCTGATTAACATTATGGAAACCTTGATACAAGTTTCCGTAGAAACCAAACATACTAGAATCGTTAGTACCTTTCCAGTATTTGTTGTTTGTTTTCATAATGAATTCCAACTCTGGCATATCATTTGGCTTGTAGTCGGAAACAGCTTCGATGTGACTTAATGTACCAATCATACCCAAGTCCTGATGACCTTTTGGAAGCGGCACAGCATTTTCTTGCACCATGAGTTGTTGCTTCTTATACGCCAACTCATACTCACCATTGTGTCCTGGGTTGCCGTAGAATTCAAAACTACGAACATACACACGGTGATAATCGTATGGACCCCATGCTTTAGAACCTTCGCCGTTGCGATACAAAGCCGCAACCATTGGGAATGATTCGTCATCAGTATCAATTACCCAACATGGGTATTCAAAGTCAAGACCGTCTTGAATGATTTCACGCTCACCAGTCTTTGGATTTGTGCGAGACATTAAGCCTTCTTGAATTAGAACTGCAACGCTAGTTAAAGTGTGCATACTATCAAACACAAACAACTCAGGTTTTCCATTCAAACGCACAACATAAATTGGACTTAGCAAGCGTGGGTCAAACTTAGCAAGAATGCCTGTCATGTGTGCATGGTCAAGCAAACGTTGAACTTCCTCAGGAGTCAACAGGGAGTTAAGTTTGTGCTTTTCAAATTTTGGGATTAAATCAGCATCAAATGTGATGTTATTGGTCTTGTAGAATCCAACTTGATTCTTATACTTTTTGTCAGCTAAAATTTCAGCAGTAAGTTGGTTAACTTTTTTGTTAACTAATTTGTTTTTAGGTTTTGCTAATGGATTATCAATCGTAGACAAGTTAACTTGACGGCGATTTGGAGTCCATGTAATTTTAGTTTTTGCTTTTTGGGTCACAGGTGAACCTTTGACGAGTTTAGAAGATTGTGATTTTTTAGCTGGCATTAAATGCTCCGTTAGTTAAGAATGTTATTAGTATACAACCAAACGGATTATTTGTCAACCATTATATTTGTACTACTTTTAGTTTACAATTATCATGGTGGTGTCGAATATAGTTTACTTTCCCACCTACTATCTTTCCGCAATGCTCACATGTATATTTTGTAGCAGGCACACCTTTGTTATAAGGAATTCTTCCACCTGTCGCATATTGCGCTTTTACCTTTTCACTAAGTTTCTTTCGTTGTTCCGGAGTGCGTTTATCAGTACCATTAGCTTTTCTACCAGCAGCCGCTTTGGCACCTATTGCCGCCCAATCCCTATTCAACCAACCATCGCTTGTTTGTCTAATGTCAATCATGTGGGTACGGTATTCAGGATCAGTCCATCTATCTACCATGATATTAGACATTTTTTCTTTTAGAACAGGATCTTCAAATCTCTTTTTCACATTAGCCGAAATAATTTTTCTCACATCTTCCGTATGAGTCTTTCCATACATACCGTTGTTTGCACCTGACAACTTAGCGGAACGAATGTCTTTAGTTCTAGCGTTTGCTTGCTTAATCTTCTCAATAGTTTCGGGTGTGTGTTTCTTACCATAGAAACTATTACCTTCACCTTTTCGTTCTTCTGATAAAAGTTTACTGTATGCTTTCCTAGAAGATTCGTAGATTCTACTAGGAACTAAGTAGCTTCTATTTTGTTTAACATTGCCTGAACCATTGACCATGACATGTAGTGCCATTGTCATTTTATTGTGCATTTTGGGTGTCATCTTCATCTTCCACAAAAGAAGATGTGCGATATAGTGTTCTCTAGGGTAAAGTCTAACTACATTAGTGCTCTCGTTGTTTCCACCTAAGGAACGAGGAATGATATGGTGAACTTCGCTATAAACGTTTTCAGGGAAGGTACGAGTAGTTGCCTTCTCAACTAACTTCTCATACCAATTGCGATACTTACACTTTTCTACTTCAACTGGCCATTCTATCATCAACTAACCTCAGTTCTACCATTGCCTATATCACGTTGTACTACGTTTCTGTATTCTCTTTTTGTAGGATCAGCAATCTCTTGTTCATACATTTCCAATGCTACATTGCGACATACATCTTGGAACCAGCGGTCAATTATGTCTCTATCTGAATCTTCTTTCTTTTTCATGTAGCCTGCCTTAACAAGTCTAGCAATGAAGATTTCATTCCAGTCAAGTTCAAACGCACCTTCATGGATGTTATTTGGATCTAACTCCATGTTAAGTATGTTTACATATGGCTCACCTGCTTGAGTTGCTTTTTCTTTAGCTGATAGTTCAGGTTGCTTCTTTTCTTTTGGCTTCTTAGGAGCTTCTGGTTGTTTGACTTCGGGCTCAGATTTCTTTTTGCCTAAGCCAAACATTCCTAATGCGTCATTAAATAATCCCATTTTGTTTTGCACTTTCGTATAATTTTACACTGGCAAGATTCTTGCCTTTGCTTTCGCACATGATATCGAATTTATCAAGAAAACTCAACGCCCAATTATTTACTGCTTCATTCCAGAAATAGTCACTATGGGCTCTAAGTTTTTGTTTATTGAATCCAGACTCCAAGAGTGTGTCACGGTTTGGTAGAGTTCGTGCATCATGTCCGACGAGAACATCTTCACGACTAACAGAGTAATGGCAAGTAGGGCGAATCCCCCGCCACGAATCAATAACCCGTTGTACCCGAGTATCGTCTTTTTGTATGTATTCCGACTCTCTAACCCAATTGTGATGAATATCCATGACAATAGGGAGAAGGTCAGCAAGTTCAAGGCAGTCTGTAAGTCCATGTGTGTATTCTTCGTTCTCGATTGTTATTGCGTTACGCGCCTCAGGCGATAAACGCTGGTATACATCTCTAATGCCTTGTGCGCCTTTGCGGCCTGAGATATGTACATTGATTTTAATATCCTGGAATGACTTTCCAAAACCCATAAAGCGGGCCATGTCTGCATGATATTCAAACTCCCTTATTGAGTTGTTGACGATGCCTTCCGACTCTGATGCGAGCACCACAAACTGGTCAGGGTGAAAAGACACACGAATATCGTTTTGACGGATTGTCTCACCCAATGGGGCAAACCAGCGTTGTAGTAAATCTTGTGTGTTAGTAGATAGCCAAAAGTCTTTGTAGTCATCGTGTGTATAGAATGAAAGCATGTCAGAAGTAATACGAACCATGCGTAATTCTTGAGGAAGTGTTGCGACCTTCTTCAATAGATTGTGGGTATTGACAATGTTTGTTTTTGCAACGTCAATAATCTTTTCTTCCACAATGTTACGATTGTTGCGTCTTGCCCAGGCAAGAGTAGTACCACCAGTATTTAACCCTGGTGTACTAGCAATCTCACCTTTTTTGTTAACCTCTGCCCATTTGCAAGCAAAGCCGATGCGTTTGATATTGGAGTTGAATGTAGTCATAGCGATACTATAACACATTATTTAATTTTTAGCAAGTCTTCCATGCTATAAAGGGTTTTCATGTATGGGCTAACATCTTCTAGCACACTAGACGGAAGGTCTCCCTTTCTGCGAGGACCAGATTTAATACAAAAGTCTACATCATTGACCCTGCAAAATAGGTTAACCATTTCTTTGACTGTATAGCCCACACCATGACCTAAGCATTCAATCTTATTGCTTGGTTGTTCAATAGCTGTTTTCAATGCTTCGCAAATTTCCATGACATGCACATAGTCTCTAACACAAGTACCATCTTCACTTACATCATAGTCAGTACCATAAATAGTAAATTCACCACGTTCTTCTGCTTTGAGTAAATTGTACATCAATCCATCAGGATTAGTTGGTTCGAAACCGTCACTACCGATTACATTATAAAATCTGAATGTAGTGTAGGGTACTTTCTTATAAGTACACCATTCACGCACACAATCTTCGGCTGCTTTTTTACTAGTACCGTATGCGCTTTCACATTTCTCGGCAGCACCTGTACTAGCAAATACAAAGTTCTTAAACTTCACAGTATTCATTACATTCAATGTGCCGCAAAAGTTTGTCATGTAATAATCAGTAGGCATGATTTCACTCTCGCCCACATTTACTAATGCCGCTAAATGCACAACCGCATCAAATTCGATACTTGACGCAGGGATATTCTGACGAATATCGTGTTTGAACTGTTTTGTCACTGGGAATTGCGGGTTCTTCAAATCTAAGCCGTACAATTCGTATTCACCATCTAGTAACTTAGACAAGTGACTACCGATGTACCCTGAATTACCTGTGATTAAAATTTTCTTCATTTAAAATTGAAACAGGCTTGCACCTGTAGCTTCCTCTTTTGGTCTAAACGTAGGGTCTTTGCTCAAGTAAGAGTTTTCATCGGTATATATTACATTACAAAACTTATACCTATTACTCAACACACTCTCAAAGTCTTCCCTTGCTAAGTGTTTGCGATTCAAATCCTTAATGTAATCACTATACTTAACAGTCTCGTATGTATTTACCTTAGCTTGATTGTTATTGCTTCTTTTCCCTACAAATTCATCTAAAAACTTGATCCAATCTTGTGCCACTGCTTGGTCTAACCATTGAACATACTTCAATGCACCCGTTTGGTAGTGTTCTTGGGGAGTAACATTATATTCTGATTTGATTGCTACAGCCGCATTGTTGATTGAAGTTTTAATAAAATACTTACCATCAAAGTTGTCCGACCAGTCTTGCGTGTTAAGCACAACACAAGGCATATGACCCAAACATTCTAAGAATGCAAATGGATAGTTCTCACGCAAGCTGGGCATAAAAAACACACTTGAACCACGAATAAAGTCTACTTTCTCTTGTCCAGTAATGCCTGCTTTGATTTCGTAATCAGTAATACCTGCTTCTTCAAATGCTTTTATAAACTTCTTTTCACCATTTGAGTTAGTCATTACCTTACATGGAAGTTTTGCTTCTTTCATGACCTTAATGTATGCTTCTGGGTTTTTACCTTCTTCCCATCGCCCGATAAACAACACACCTCTACGTGCATTGAGATTAGGTTCAAGTAATCCTCTTTCACTCATTGGCATTGGCAACAACTGACAGTTTGTTGCACCATACTTAGTCAATTCATCAATGTTCTTTTGACTTTGGGTGCCGATAATGATATCACTAAACTCCATATGTTTGTTATAGAAGTTATGATAACTATCCAAGAAAACATCACTACCTTGACTTTCACGGAAAATCATACTATGTAAATGAGTGTAAAACACAACAGGAATATATTTGTTGACTGTCATAGCATAAGCCGCAGTCATCGCTTCCTGTGTGTTGCACACAATCATATCATATATGTTTTCTTCAAACGCTTCTAACAATGCGGTTCGAAAGTTAATAATCTTTTCAAAGTTTATAGTGTCACTAAACGCAAACGTAGCAACGTGATTAGTGTAACGTAATGGTTCTAAAGGCCAGATGATGTTGCCACCGGCACCTTCGATAACTTTATCAAATGTACCAGTGGGTGCTTTGTCTAAGATAATGTCTACCTTCCAATCAATACGACCGCACATTTCAGTGAAACTTTTACAGAATGAACCGATACCACCATGGGGGATAAAGTGCTGGTCACTAATCATAAAAGCAATACGCTTACTATATGTTTTCATTTAAACTTTCTTTCTATTGCTTGCATACAGTGAACTTTTGCCCCGAGTATCAAATCGTTATCGAAGGTAGTTGCACCTTTTAATGTATCCATCTGTTCAACTGCGTCAATACACATGTCAACTAAGTGTTGACCGAATTGGAACAAGGCTTCTTCATCCCATGAATCAGGTGTTCCTTGTGCATATAGACCTTTCAGATATGCTAACTCTAAAATCTTATGTCTCATGTTCCCCACTCATTCTTAAACAACGGTACCTGTAATCTATCACTATAGCGCCAGCCTCTTTTCATTGCTGCCAATGCTACATTTTTTGCATTAAGATTGTACACACTTTCAACACCACCAACAGGCATTAGATAGACTGGGCCCTTAAAGCCAAACTTTCTATAGTCTAATACTGCATCCTCTGCTTCACGTACATCTTCTTCTGTCGCTACTACAAACTTCAAGTATGTGAAACCTGTTTCATAGTATTGCTTAATGATATCAGGACGAATTGCATCATCTTGTATTTCACCGCTTACTGATAATTTAGGACTGACACTAAATGTCAATGCGTTCTTTTCTCTATTTCTTTTCCACTCATTTAAATAATCTCTCAATTCCTGAGATAACATTTGTGTGCCGTTAGTTTCAAATGTCAACTCTTTGAGGCTTCTCATTTTCTCATGTGAAAGTAAGTCAGGATACGCTCTTTGCCATCCAAGAAGAGGTTCGCCGCCCGTGATAACAAGGTGCTCATCCAACCAACGCTTTCCAGGAAGTATATCACAAATGCTGTCAGCAATACTATCGGTATCGAGCACAGGACTAAGATGTTTAAAACGAGGGTCCCAACTAGCGTAGCTGTCACAACCTGTAGAGACAAGAGGTAAGTTCTTATACTCTGTAATACTATCTGCGTCAATTTTGTTTCGTTCTTCACTTAGTTGTCCTTTCGGCATGCCGAATCCACTACACTTAAAGTTACATCCGTATGTTCGTAAGAATACAGAAGGGACGCCCATGTAGCGCCCTTCGCCTTGTATGCTATAAAATAATTCTGCTACTTTTAATTTGCTCACAATAATTCCTCACACCATTCACGGTGTCCTTCTCTAAATGCCATGTTACTTTGTGTCTCACGTACTTCAACACGATAGCACCACAATCTTTTTGCTTCGCCTTCACCCCACATGTCAGGGATGTAAACTCCATTGACATATTTGTAAAGCATATCAGCAAGTGATTCGCAACCTAAGCGAGGCAAGATAGTTAACTTAGCCATCTTCTTTTCTTGTAACAGTTTGAATGTTTCAAGTTCTGGGTCGTCTTCTGCGACTAACAATGTGTGGTCAAATTGATCCTCAAGAATCTTCTTTAGTTCTTTCAAACCACCGTAGTCAGCCGCCCAGTTACGAACATCCAAATCGTTCGTACCGAAATAAAATTTCATACTGAAACTATATCCATGAATAGTATTACAATGGCTGTCTGCACGCCATTGACGATACGCACATGGGAACGCATCGTGGTACTCTTTAGTACTTGTATATTTGTATGTAATTGGATTATGCATATTTTCTCCTATGTTAATTATAGCATAGGACGCAGAGTTTGTATAGCGGGATGAGCCCAAAGAGACCGCTTTATTTAACCATTCTTTTCTTTAAGATAGTTTTGGTATTCTTTTTGCAATGCCTTCTCTACTTCGGCATCAGCATCAAGTCCGTGCTTTTCTTTCATCTGTTTTCGTACTTCATCAGTTACAATCACAGCCATTCTTTCTTTCCATTCTTCATATGATAGTGTCATAGTATTTCCTTATTTATCCTTTTGTGCTTCTGCTACACGCTTACGTAAGCCGCTACTACTAAACGAATGGTCACGGCTATTGAAGATGTGATTGATATTCTTTTGAGCACCCTCAGCACGTCCAGTAAAGTCCTTGCTTTGATATTCTACACCCAAGATGCGAACATCAATTGGTAGAATTAGTATGAGGTCGATTAGGTCTTGCTCTGTTTGGTACACAACAATTTCATCGACATAACGGCAAGCCGCCAATTGGATTTGTCGTTCAACAACCGATTGTACAGGTGCATTTTTAGTCTCAGGTCTATCAATTGTGGGGTCAGTTTGGAGCCCTGCAATAAGATAATCGCAATGATTTTTAGCCTCACTAAGCATCGCAATGTGACCAGCGTGTAGTAAGTCAAAGGTCGAGAATGTAATGCCAATCGTTTTACCTTCTTGTTTTAATTGTTTAATTTTATTAAATATCATCGCCGTCTATATGTATAATTTCTTCTACTAAAGGTTCGGGACCTTCATCACTAAACCCCCAAGTCAATTCGTATTCTTTACCTGCATGAAAGTATGTTTCGGTAAATGTTCGTTGATTGTTACTAGTTTCATTTGGATCAAGTAACGCAAAAAGGGTGAGCATATATTTACGCTCATCACCTTCTATTAATCTGCGTTCTTTATAACCTATTCGTTTAAGAAAGGCTAACGCTTCTTCTTTGCTCATCGGCTTAATGTACGCCACATTACCCTCTGCTCATTCTCTTTTAAGAATTCATCTTCACCTGCAAATGTAGGACTATCTTTCATAATCTCGTCTAGTAACCACTTAATACGATGTAAATCTTTTTTGATTTCAAATTGTGTAAAGCCATCATTATACCTACTATGTAATTCAATGCCGCTCAGATAAATTTGATGATGTACTTGTTGATAATCCATTGGTTTACGATATCCCATATTACTCTCCTTTACACGTGCAATTTCTGCCTTGATTACAGTTACCGGTACAGGCTGAATCAGGTGTCATCTTGACAATATAAAAGACACAGAGAGCCGCAAAACATATGCAAAAAATAATTGCGGCACCTTTTAGAACCATGCCTAAAAATAAACTTATACCTGATAGAACTTCAATCATTTTGAACCTTGTCTTGCGATACTAAGGAACTCTGCTCTTGCTGATGGATCTGTTTTGAAACCACCACCAAGACGTACTGTGACGGTGCTTGAGCCTGTATCCTCGACACCTCTTGACTTAACGCAATAATGTTGTGCATCAATGAGGACTGCAACGTCTTCGGTTTCAAGAATATATTGTAGACTGTGGAAAATCTGCTCCGTAAGTCTTTCTTGGATCTGCGGGCGTTTACTAAAATATTCAACGATTCGGTTGATTTTCGATAAGCCCAAGACTTTTTGTTTGGGGACATAAGCAACTGTTGCCAAACCGTCGATAACGACAAAATGGTGTTCGCAATTACTTTGTACTGAAACATTACGTTCCACCACCATTTCATTGTAGTGCATTTTGTTATCAACTGTCGTACATTTTGGAAATGCTTCATAATCTAAACCCCAGAAAATTTCATTGACATACATTTTAGCAACACGCTTAGGTGTTTCAATTAAACTATCATCAGTCAAGTCTAATCCTAAGATACGCATGATTTCTGTGAAGTGACCTTCGATACCTGCAATTTGATCCTTGCGGTCGATGTTGCGTTTGTTGATTGGGGTTTCGACACCCATTTTGACTAAGTGCTCATGCACTCGTTGACCCAATTCTGGATCGCATTTTGTTTTATTAAAACTCATAGATAACCCTCCGTTGTGATGGTTTTATTTTGACATTGTGCAACCTTTGTGTTGCACAAGTATTTAGTCACAATTACTTAGCGGCTGCTTTTTCTGCGGCACGTGCGTTCTTAGTTTCGGTGATTTCGTTGCGGCGTGCTTTAACTGCTTTAGCTAATTCAGCTAGTGCTTTACGGGCACGAGTACCTGCGGCTGAGTTACCTTTTTCGAACTTTTCATGTTCTGCTAGGTATGCTTCTAATTGTGTGTTGATATCATTGTGTGCTGACATTTTTCTTTCCTTTAGTTTTCTTTGTTGGTGTAACAGAATCAATCTGTTCTACGGAAGCAATTGCTTCCTGTACTTCTTTTAGAAGCTGTACATCATCCCAAATAAGTTCAGTTGTACCATCTTCAAAAGTCTTTACAGTCAAGTGTGTACCTTGACTAATCACGGGCCAACCACCTGAAGGGACATTTGTTTCAATATCTTTCTTCTTCGGTGCTGCCTTCTTTGTTTTCTTTTCAGTTACCATATTTGGACTCCTTAGTATGTTTGCGATAATCAGTTGACATACGCAACCATTGTTCACCGTTACCTTCGATTATATCGCAAATACGGTCAATAGTAAAGTCAGTATAGTCACTAATTTTACCCATGTTCTCGCTTGGCTTCTTCAATAACTTTTCCATCTTATCTAGTGCATCCTCTACTGACCAGGGTACATACATACGAGTATGGTCATTTGCAAAAGTTTCAGGGAAAGAACGATAAGCAGGATAAAGTACATTACATCCCAAAGCATCAGCTTCGGAGACTGTATTGGAGACCCAATCTTGTAAAGCGCAATTAAAAACAATGCGACTATCGTTGACCACATTATAATAATCATTCTTGTTCAAGTCCTCATATACCGTTAGTTTACCTGCAGCCTGCATATCTCGGGTACGTTGCATGTAACTATCATTGTTACTCTTTAGTTTCGCACCAGAGCAAATTACAAACTCTACACCACTGCCTGGATGACGACTATGCCAAGCATCAATTACATCCATATAGAAGTCAGGTTGCTTCTCTTGGTCCCATCGTGCTGAGAATACGACACGATGCTTTCTTTCATTGAAAGGTTTGATTGTGCCAACTCTTTCTTGTACCTCACTCTTACCAAACGCAAGACCGGAAATATTATAGATTGGGGCTTCCCAGCCTGCAATCTTCATGTTCATGACCATTTCTTCGTTAGACGCAAGTACTGCACCTCCACTTTGGCGTACAGCCTCACACACCATCTGTTCGTATAAGCCCATCCATTTGGACATCCCCCATACGTGAACAAAGTCATCAGGATCAATTGACTGTGCGAGGCATCTAACAAAAATCTTTGGACGATGTTCTTTAGAAACTTGATTAATGATATAAGGCAAACTTTCAAAGCCCGGCTGAAACATATCTTCAAAGTAGATAACATCTTCATTTGTAACTTTACCTTCTTTCATCATCTTAACTAAGTTCATTAGTTGAGACATACCAAAGTAACTACGACCATGTGCGTCAAGCACTTGACCAGTTACAATTTGTTGGTCAGTAGATAATGTTTCACCGGGCACTACTACATAGTTAATGCCTCTACGTTTAAAGACACGCTCATTCCACTCTGTGAGTTGTAGAGTATATCTTGCTTTGTAGGGTTCAAGACCCATGTAGTAAAGTGTTCTCATCGATTAATTGCCTCTGCCCAACCATCTTTTGCTGGTTTACCAGCAAGTTGTTTAGTATGTTGACGATACACGAAATTTCGCATATCATATAGTGTTGCCTCGTCAAATTTAAATCCATAGTCTACACAGAATTCACGATAGTTTTCCAAGTCTTCGAAAATTTGTTTGACTTTAGGATTATGTTGAATGTGAGGTTTTGCCATTTTGTTTTCCTTTTTAAATAGCGATGTTGTTATAAGGTTTAGTTGTGTTGTAATAAATCGTGGCACCATTCTCACCGTCTTCGGAGACAGTAATAGTGATATCACGGTCGGGATATCGTTGTGCGATTTGATTGTATAAATCATCGCTCAACATTTCACAACTTTTGTAATCCAACTGTAACGTACCTTGTGCATATAGATGCTCAAGCCAGCGTTTGAATTGAATAAACTCGATATCCCTATCGTTGTGAAATACTTCAATCGACACATCAAAGTGAAACATGTGACGATGTGGAGTTCCTAGAAAGCTAACGTCATACATGTCACCTGTTTTTAATGCAGGGTCAGTTGCCGCAGCCGGATAGCAATGAATGCCTTCCTTTTGAAAAGTTACAAAGATTGTACGTTTAGCCGCGTGACTAATACGTTGTCTTGTTTCAAATAATGCTTGTTCTCTTTGTTCATTCATGTGTCATTTCCTTGTCATATTCCTGTTGTGCTCGTTCAAACTTACGAATGTCATCTTTGTAGATGAGTTTTTGCTTTTTTAGAGCCTTAACTTTCATTTCATCGTAGTTTGGATTGAGCATTAAATCCTGAATCACACTATCAATCAAACGATGTGATTCAGTTAACGTTTGGATTCGTTGTTTGTATGGCATATTATTCAAATGTAAATAGTTCGTTAAACTTTGTACGTGCGTTTACAGTTTTCTTACCACTGAAACCCTGAGCACCTGCTGACATTTGTTTCCACATAGAACTGTATTGTTCAATTACTGCGTGGCTTTCTTGTCTAGTTTTCTTACTAAAGACTTCATCAACAATATCTTTGAATTTGACGCCAGAATCAAAGTGATGAACCATAGAAGGTATAATACCCTGTTCATACCTACGATTTGCTTCTTGTACCGCATGAATATGTTGGAATACATTATGCGATTGAATCAATGTATAACTCAAAGTGTCCCAGCTTGTCTTAGTTTCTTTACCATGTTGCCCGATGAACCCATGTCCTCGATAGCACACATCACGAACTAGTAGTTTATCAGTAACTGGACTATCTGTAAACATAGTATGGACACCGTCCTGCAAACAGGCATCCGAAAACTTACGACTATCGGTCGCATAGTTTTTGTTTTCTACAGTTTTGGTCATTTGATATGACCATTTCTCATCATCGTTCAAGTTGTTATTGAAGTAAGCCAAACCTTTAGCCGCACTAAAGAATGGGCTTGCACAGTCAAACGTAATTTGAAGTTTTGGGTTATGGTACTTACGAATTGCTTTCTGAATATCAGTAAACAACACAGCATACTCTAAAATAGATACACCCAAACAGTGAATCAAGTCGTGTTTACCTTCAACTAACAAGCCATCATAGATAATGTCAACCATTCTACGCAATGTCAAGTGAATGTCAATCTTGTTCTGACCACCGAATGCCCAACCATTGAAGTGATTCTCTGGATAGACGTTTGGATCACAGTACTTCTTCATTTCATTGTACCAATCATCACTTTCAGTATGATTAGTACCTTGTAAAACATTTAAGAACTTGCAGTTACCATTACGATGTTTAACAAAGTACTCATTGTTAATATGAGTAGCATTAATAGCATCTTGGATGTTATGAATACCGTGCATAGGAATAGCTTTAGTATTCAAAAATGATTGTGATGGGATATCTAAACACATACCATAGTCCATGTATGTGTCCATCCACTTTAGAACAATCTTTCTTTTCTCCATAGCTTTGGGACAATTAGGATCCTTCCAGTCAGCAGGCCATTGACCTTTAAGAATCTGGAAACCACCTGAGTCACCTAACATGAATGTACCTTCTTCACGTTCTCTAATGATAGATTCACTAGGATCGTCAACAGTTGTATCTAAGTTAGCATGACCAGCAGAATACAAACCCCACTTGTAAGTGTATAAGCCTTCATTACTATTGAGAAAGTTTAGTTTCTCTACGTCCCCATTGAAACTTGCAGGAATACGTTCTTTAGGAAAATATTCTTGACCTTTTCGTTGCTTACCCAAGCCACTAATATAGAAACTACTGACTGCAGGTAAGAACAATGCCCATTCTGGACTATGTGTGTTAGATAAATTTACTTGTTCCATTAAGGTATCATTGAAGGTTTAATATCGTTGCCCGGACTATTAAGTAAAGTCTGGACCATTTTAATTTGTTCTTGCTTCTGTTTGATTTGGTCAACTAAGTCTTTGATAGCAGGATGTTCTTGTGCTTGCTTGTCAAGTAGTTGTTCTTCCATCATCTTTCTTTCTGCCCAAGACAATATTGAAACTGCTTGGGGAGTTAATGAAACTGTAGCACTACCTGTATTGAGAGTAACCCAGTTACTACCATCATACACTTCCATCTTTTGACTACTAGTGTTATATCTCATGTTACCAACACCCTGGTTACCTGAATACCCATTCACATAGGTACTACCAGAGTAACTAGCAACATTGATATAAGCACTTCCGCCTAATACAGAGTCTATCATTTTTGTTGTGCTGGTAAACGATATGTGTAAACTGCTAGACCTGAATCAACAACAATCTCACATAGACCTTGGTCACTGATTTTGAATGTCTTGTCACCTGCTAAACTTAGAATAGCAAGAACTTGCTTGATTGGCCATGACCATGCACGAGACAACTTGCCAGTTACATTGCCTTCAAACACAAAGTTACCTGAGTGACTTGAATGGTCTCCGAAGAACACTTTCAAATCAGTACCATCAACTTTAGTTACGAAAGTTGTTTCTTCTGAGTTAGCACTTGCTTGTTTCTTCAAACGCTGAATCGATGCTACACTCGGAGTAAACTCAACGTTGAAATTAATAGCAACCGTCATGATTGGCTTCTTAACTTTTTCTGAGATTACGTTAGAACCCATCAAGCGATAGTCGTTAACGAAACTACCATCTTTAGTTTCAAAGTGAATAGTGTCTGGTGTATCAACACCATCACGTTGCTTCTTTAAAACTGTGATTTTAGATTCTGCATCATAATCATCAAAGCCAATGATTGTGCTTAGTTTTGTCAAGTTAGGCATACCGAACGAGCCGATAAACTCTGCATTTGGGTTCTTAAACAAACCAGAAATCATAACAGAACGGTCTTCTGCGTTTGCGATAATCTCTGTTTGAGTTTGTGAACCTTCTACACGAATAAGGTCGATGCCTTCTAATGCTCGTGTGTGTTCAATAATGTCTTGTAAAATATCTTTCATGTTTATGTCCTTGTTAATGTATTTAGGAATACTTAATGTGTATTATATAGGAAGTTTTTGCGTTTGTAAACAATTAGTTTACCCGAATGAGAACAAATCGTCAAACGTAGATTTAGTATCTGTGTTTGCTCTCAAGTCCCAGTTCAATACACCCAATAAGTTTTCAATCTTTTCAGTCACTAGTGTGTCTTCCATTAAGTCATCATCAAATGGTAACTCTTTGAACCACTCTGGCAATCTAAGTTCGTCAGTTGGGTATGCAACAGAAGTCATCTTCAACGCATTTGGTTTGAGTTTACAAACAACAATCTTCATACCGTCAACAATCTTTTGGCTATAGTTATCACCGTGCATTTCACGTAGATAGTTCCAGTTGATAGCTGCCATAGCATGACCTACACCACACTTACCTGTTTTCTTCCAGTTAGTTGTGTGAGTAGTCAACTTGTTAACTGACTTAGGCGAGCCTTTAGTCCATGATTCTTGCGCTGATAATGTTCGTTTGAAATCTTTAATGACTTCGATAACATCTTCACGTGTTTTACCTTGCTGAATAACCATACTCAAAACGTTCATTAAGAATTCTTGTACGTATTTAGGCGTATCAGCACGTTTCAAATCTAAACCCATAGCCTTAATGTCACCTAGTGAACCATCTTTGTCTTTGCGCTTGCCTTCTTTATCATAGATGTTAACTGCGTAACGTTTCTTAGTGATAAAGATTGTGCGGTCAGCAACTAGTTCACGACCAGCTTTAATGATTGCACCATTCTTACGAGGAGCATGAAATGCTTTCTCCATAAATGCAGGAAAACTATCGTTAACATTCTCACCGATTGTGTCGTAAAGCTGAATACACATGTCTTTGTCCCATGTCATTTCACCTTTTGCTACTTGATCCTTAAGTGCGGGCCAAGCAGTAAAGTAACATGAGTCAGTATCACCGTAAACGATAGAACGACCATCATGCTTATACTCACCTTCAACACATTCGTTGATATGGCTCATCATGTGCTTAGTAATCTGACGACCACTTAGAGTTACCGACTGACCAATGCGCTTGTCATAGAAACGACAATGCTCGTTCAACAACGCACCATAAGCAGAGTTCAATAAAATCTTACGAACAAGTTGACGCTTATCGTAATAGTCGTACATATCAGTGCCGTATGCTTCTTTTGCCTTAGCTTGTGTTTCCTTACGTTCACTGTACCAACGACTTAATAGACCGGGAATCACACCTTCTTTTTCATAAGTATAGATGGTTCCGTTCGCTGAAATCATCCAAGGCTTGTGACTATCAAAGATTAATTTCCATATCTCTGCCGCAGACATTTGCACCGAGCGACCATCTTCGTAATCTACCCATAGTAATGTACCACGTTCTTGGTTCATAATTGCTGTGTACTCTAAAGCACCAAACAAGTTTTCCCACAAGATAGCACCAGTTACATCGTCATCGCCTTCTTTGTAAAACTTCTTAGCTTTAGCAAGGCGCTGACCTTTTTCTTTCATGTACTGGTCTGTGAGGTCTTGTCTGACCTGAGCAACGATGGTTTCTGGCGCCATGTTGAGTGCCCGGATGACTGACGGGTAGAGTGAGTTAATGTCAACTGCCCCGACCCAGTCGTGCATTCCCTTTTGGGGATTAGCAACATAGGCACCTGCCGCTGGTTGAATATCTTCTTCATTTTCTTTCTTCCTTTTCTTATCTGGAACTACCATACCACGTGCATGTGCTTCGTTCATAATAGCCATTTCAATCATAGCTACTGAGCCCATAACAGTGGGTAACAAAACTGTGTTCTCGTGTGCTAGTGCGTTTGCTAACTCTAAGAACTTTAGTTTATTGTGAATCTTTACCAACAACATAGTATCTTGTCTGTTGTATTCTAAGAACTTAAACCAGTCCTTGTTATACAATTGGTCAAGAGTACCTTCATATTGTGTTTTGTTTTCACCGACTTCCATCTCACCGATGAAGTCTAGTTTGTAACTGTGGCGTGATTCGTAGTTGTACTTCTTATACAACTGTAAATAGTCCATGTGAATGCGACCAACTAAGTCATAAGTCATTTCGACTTTACCGAATCGTTCGTATTCACGAGGTTTGGGAAGTTGTCCCATTAGACAGAACTTGCGTGTGTCGTCTTTTGACATTACACGTGTAACTCTATTGACCATGTATGGAATATCATAGCCTTCTGAGTTCCAACCAGTCATAACGTCAGCATCTTCAATCAACATAAAGAATGTATCAAACATATCCTTCTCGTTGTCAAAGATTAAACAGTTTTCAAATTGACTAGCAATTTCTTGTGCTGTTTCTTTACTCATGTGCTTTGGTGGGATACACAATGTTACCAATGTGTCTTGCCAATCTAAGTACAATGAGATAGCTGTTACTGGATTGAATGGATCACTCGTAGGACTGAAACCTTTAACTGGGTCAAAGTCTACTTCAATGTCGAAAAAGCATGTGTGAAGTTTTGGGGGTTCAACGCCTAAGTAGTTTTCACTTAGGCAACGGAACACAACGTTAACGTCACTTTCATACAAAGTTTTGTTTGAGAGGACTCTACGTTCTTTTTCAAACTCACTTCGTTTTCTGGAACTAAAACGTGTTACGGAATTGCCGTAAATACTTCGTTGCTTCCCCTTTGGATCATCGTAATAGAATACATAATTAGTTGGGAACTCTTTATATGCTCTTTTACCCTCAGGGGTTCTCTCTACTACATAGATACGGTCTTCATCACGTGAATGAATAGCATCAACGTATGACATTAGAGAGTTTTACCCACTGTTTCCAAAATTGTGTTGAGTTCTTCGTTGTCTTGATTAGTCTGTGTGAGACTTGCTTTGTGTGCTACTCGGATAGCCTTTTTGAGTACAGAAGGTTTGACTTCTAATTCTTCTGCGATTGCTTTTACTGTATCAGATAGACCTTCATTGAGTGTATCAATCTCGTGCAAGACTTGCATACCTTCATTAATCAACTGGGTAAGTTTGATTTTTTGGTCACCACTGAAAATTTTTGCTGTCATATATAATCTCCTAAAGAAGTAGTTATTATATATGAGCTACGCAACAAAGTCAAACTTTTTGCGTAATGAATTTGACCTTTATTCTTCCCAAATACGAACATCTTCGCCGCGATGTTTGTCCCAGAAGCCGGCGCCTGCATCTGTTTGGTCATAACTACGATGAATTTCATAACCATGACTAGTTACATAGTCATACATTATTTTAGCAATACCTTGACCCTGGTACCTATCTTCTACACGTAAATCTTGTGGGTCCAGTTCAGTGACTCCACCAACTGTATCACCGATGTTAAAAACAACATATCCCAACTCGTTAGTACCCCAATCATCAATTGCTTTGACAATTAGTTGCCCATCTTTTTCAACCATGGACATCTTCAACCCTTCATAATCTTCTGTAGGGTATTTTTTGTATTCGACTATAAATTCATTTGCTCTCATTAATCATTCTCTTTATTAATGTAAAAATGCTCAAAGGATTCTTATTATACTGTTTTTGTAAGACTTGTGCTTTAAAATCAATAGTCTCTTTGCCCATTTCAAATAAATCACCTGGTACTTTTTGTACTTTATTGGAAGATATCGCGGTGTTCTTTGCCATAAATCTTAATGTACTTTCCCGCTAACATATCTGCCATTGCCTCGATAGGACTTCCTGGATAACTATCCCCAGGTTTAATCATATTAAGTTCTTCTTGGCGTTGATGAACTAGTTCATGGAAAACTGTTCTAAAGATATCTACTAAATTTCTATTTTCAATATAGACCCAAATTTCATCACCGTTATGTAAACCTGTGTGATGTCCTTGCTGTGCTTGATTGGTGTCTCTACTGAATTTAAATTTAGGCTTTGATTTAACATGTAACACTTTCATTGACCAATCAACAAAGTGATGTAATCGTGCTAAGTCTTTATCTGAATCTACTGATTCATTGACTTGTTCTTCGTTACGTTGTTTGATTTTCTTTACCCAGTTGTCTGGGGTAGAACGGTACTTTTTGACGAATAAATCGTGTAGTTTCTCGCCTGTTAATTTATGCTTATGACAAATTTTTTGCATCAATTCGTCAATTGCATCATAGTCAATTCTTTTGAGTGTAGGTAGCTTATTTGCTAGTTCTTCTACGGGGTCAGAAAGTTTAAAGTCGTTAAATCGCATAATATGTATTTATGCGTAAAAGCTCACTTTAGCAATTCAAAGGGTAGCGAATCCTGTTGCTCGGCAGCAGCCGCCGACACGGTCCTAAGGCGTGTTCTTATAGTTTATTCTCAGGTTTGTCGTATGCTCTACGGTCAGTAAGTGAGAATACCATACCATCGACTGGATCTTTTTTGCTATACAAGTCCCAATCAGGTAATAATCGTTTTATCATCTTAGCATATAAGCCAATGCGACTATCTTCTTTCGCATTGAATGTAATTTCTTCAACTCTATCAAGACCATACTCTTTTAAGAAAGCACGTGTAATATCAACTGCTGTTGACATTACTTCTGCTGAGTTACCTGTGCCAGTTTGTCCGAATAAGTCTAACTCATCAGGGTCTACATCAGGTTTTCTTATTAAACGAAATTGTATTTCCCACTTTTTAGGATTGCTACCTGTAAACGCTTGCCAAAGATATTCTCTACCGCCTACTTTGAAAAACGCAGATACTTCGTTAGTACCAAGGCGTGCCCACTCCCAGTTCTTTTTACCGGGTTCGAATACTTCAGTGATAAATTCGTTTGCTCTCATTGGTCTGTGTAATCCTCAACTTGTGTAATCATGTTGGGTAGTATGTCGCCTAAGTACATGCACTGGTCTGTTTCTTTTAAACTGTCAATCCAATTGTCAACAGTAGTATGATCCAAATCACCCACTAATCTCTTTTGGTCTAATTTACTTACGTCAACTGTAATTAAAGTAACATAATCATTACCAGTTCTTTCTTGGTCTGACACAGCATACTCTAATGCTAAGTCAGGGTTATCAGTTAAGAATACTGCGTGGTGTCTGCCACCTCGTAAACCTTGTTGCTGAATAACATCAGCGGGCTCAGATGTTCCATGCCATAGTTGTGTAGGTGCTGATTGTGCATCTTCCCAAACATACGCATCTTCTCCGCGATGCTTATCCCAAAAGCCAGCTCCTGCTTTAGTTTGGTCATGACTTCTATTGATGATGTACCCTTCATCTTTTAATGAATCGTACATAGACTTGGCAATACCTCTATTACGATATTCATCATTCACCCAGAGGTCTTGAGGATATAACTCTTTGTTTTCTTTGTGAAACTTAACGTAAGCTAATGGAGTTTTAGTTGCTGGTTCAAATGCCTTCATAATCAACGCATGGTCGTTAAAGGCAAACTTTAAAGATAAGCCATTGCGTTTTACTGCTTTAGCTTCTTCAGTAACAAACTCAGTTGCTCTCATTACTCACGTTCTTTTTTGAGAATACTACGAATGAACCATGCTTTCTTAGCATATAAGTCTTGTAGTTCAGCCATGTAGTTAGCAATACCTTGTTGACGTTCTTGTGTCGCTTGGTCAAACATTTCAACTACTAATTGAATCATTGTTTCGCAATCTTGCAATGATTCAGCAAACATCAATTCAGCACGTGGGATTTTAGTTTGGTCTTGAATGATACTCAACTCACTGTAACGAGATAAGCTACCTGGAGTATATGCACCTAGTATTCTTACATACTCAGCAATACGGTCGATTGTGCCACTTACATCACCATATAGTGTGTCAAAGAATTCGTGATATTGTGGGAAATCAGAACCTTCAATATTCCAATGAAAGTTTTGTGACTTGATAGCAAAACTTTGAGTGCTTGCTAATAACACTTTTAAACTGTCTGATAACATATTCATTTACTCGGTTGTGGGGGAGGACTACCTTTACGATTCCAATAGAATTCAAAGTAGTCCATTTATTTAGTGTCTCAATAACAATGTGCTTATTACATTAGGATCATTTGCACTAATGTCACCTTCGCCTGGAGCAACGATAACGTTGTACTTCATACCAGAAACTTTAGGCTTGCTTGTGTATTCATCATAAGAAAGAATACTGCTTGGGCTTAGTCCATACTGTTGCGCTAAACGATTCTTCAACTCTTTTAATTTATCAGGTTGAACTTGCCATTGACCAGATGAACCTTTGATTAAGTTACCCTTTTCGTTCTTAACTAATAAGTCTTGGAACAACTCATCAGGAACAATACGACTATTCTTAGTTGAATCTAAATTAGGATCAGCTGCCTTAACTTGTTTCTCTTGTGATGTATGAGCACCTTCACTCCAGTTGATAATGAAGTTAGCTGGCTTCTTACCTAGAGCCGCGCCTGCCATTTTTGTGTAAGCATAGAACTTAACATCAGGATGCTTTTGAGCCATCTTTAATGCCAAGTCTAAGTATTCTGGACTAAAGAAGTCACCAGCATCATGCCAGCGAATAGTTACACTGTAGCCACCCTTCTTGCCTAATTGTTCTTCTTTAGCAATCTCACTGCTTAACTGATTGAAGAAGCCGGTTGGGTCATTCAATAGATATGTTAAGATACGACCATCGCTCAACCAAGCTGCCTTGAATTGAACTTTACCGCCCTTCATAGCAAAGCAATCTACTTTACATGAACCAGCACCTGGACATGTATTAACAATGATTAGTTTACCAGTAGTTTCATCTACTGCTACACCAGTCAATGCAGCAAAGCCAACGTTAAAGAATTGTTCTAAAGCGCCATTTGAATGCT